TAAGTCTCTGTATTGCAGAAAAATACATTAGCTGAGCTGCCATTATAACGAGGATCTAGATAGTTAGACATATCATCTAGGAAATCGTCAGCTGTTTTTGTAGCTGTACTTAACTCAAATATATTACCATTAGTTAATACATAGTCTACAGCACCCTGCGTATATTGAATACCATTAGTAGTATCTATATACTGAGTACCAAACAATAAGTCAGCCTCAATGTCCCACTTATGTTCGATTAGCTTTTCTTTCCAGATTCTTGCCCACTCATTACCTTCGTATCTAAGAACTGTAGCACGAGCAGTATTGGACATAGCCATTGTGGTTTTCCAAATCTGAGTTGCACCAGTTTTTAGTAAGTAAGGTTGATCTTTCCAGGTTTCTGGGAATCCAGATCCCTCTTTATTTGCATTACCAACTACATAACATCTTTGTTGCTCTAACTGAGATGCAATAGATTTATCATAGTCAGCCACACCAGTACCTTTTGGAGTATTAGTATCATATGATGCGATCTCTACGTCAGCAGCTGCAGGAGACTTTACAACAGTAGTTTTTAAGACTACAAATTCGCCACTTGTATCGACGTTTTCTATCTTAACTATTGCATAACTATCAACCTCTCCACCACCTGATCCAGGTGACTCACCTGCTGTATGTGTATTGATTTTTACTAATTGTCCTTCCATGAAAAACTCTGGCTTTGTACCACTATCACCTACTGATATATCATTATTTACCTGACCGTATACATTCTGACGATTGCCAGATGATTCATAATCAGTGCCCATTTTGAAATAGTAAGTGTCACCTTGGTCACTATCTGCATTATCCCATGTTGAATCACTAGAATGCCCTAGAGCCGATGTTGTTCCATGATCTGTTACATAAGCATAACGCTTATGATATGAACCTCTTTTTTCAGTAAATTGAAAATGAGGATCATCTGTTGGTTTTTTGTTTAATTTCGATACAAATCGAAAAAACGGGTCTTGCGCTATTGCTAATTCTGAAACTCTATCACCAAAATTATACTTTCGCCTTAGATCGCCAGTATCAACTGTGCCATAAGTCGCTCCAGTGTCAAGATTCAGACTAGAAGTAGTACCACCCGTATAAAATAAATCAGCCATTTCTGATCTCCTTTATAATTGACTTAACGATTATTCGTTAAATATGTTTTCTAGATTATTGTCTGCTTTCTGAATTAAGTCAAATATAGAATCATTGTGATCACGATCTCCAGGATTTTCACCACCTGCTGAAGTTGCTGTAGCTGGCATAGATTGCACATTTTTCATTTGATCTATGACTTGTTGCTTAGAGTTATTAGCTATTTTAGCATTAGCCTTATCACGATTCTTGAGATACCATAAATCATCCCAAGATAATCTGTGAGACTGTGCCCATTTACTAAGGTCTGTGAACTCGTCTTTACTCATTCCACTTGTATCAACAAATTCTTTTGCTTGTTGATGTAAGTTTCTTTTTTGTGCTGCTTGCTGTGCTTTTTGCCTTTCAGCTGAAATTATATCTTTAGACTTTTGCTCGGCTCTTCTATCTACCATGCTATTTAATACACGAGCAGATTGTGAATTTGGATCCGATATAGCTTCATCCATATCAAACACAAAATCATCACCAAGATTTAAAGATTCTTTCATACTAGGATTCGATCCTTTATCTAGGTAACCACGTACTATATTTACTAATTCAGCATCTTGTTCCAACACGCTTATCAAAGATTCATAGGGTTCAAGTTTTTTAAGCTTGTCAGCTTTTGCATCATCCTCGGCCTTTAATCTTTGCGCTTCACGAGTTGAATCGCTGTACCGTACTTTGTACGGATTGCTCTCATCTTCCCAATTGGTATTTTGAGGCACTTCCCTAGAACTAGAGTCCATTGCTGGAGTTTCTTGTCCTGGAACAGACTCTTTTACCTGTTCCGCTGGGGTATCTTGTATCGCACCATTAACTTGCGTTTCTAATGCATCAAAAAAGTCTGCATTGGAGTCCTCTACCATTGTATTCATTACTTCTTCTACAACTTGTTCGGAGTTACCTTCTTTCTTTTTTGCCATTTTATATATATTCCTTTATTTACGAATGTTATAAGTTATTACTTTCTTTTTTTTCTGCCAAACCGTTTTGTAAAGCTCTTTTGAACTCTTTTTCTTGGTTTCTTTGCATATCTTTTGATCTCTCATTCTGCAAGTTCTGATTTGCTCTTGCAGTGGCAACATCTCCCTTAAGCTTTGCACTTGTATCAAGTATCTGTTTACGCATATCATGCTCTGCCATTCTTTGTTTATCTTTAATTCCTGCTTGAACGAGTTGTCTTGATAAGGTTTCAATAGTACCTTTTCCTTCTTTAATCTCCTGTTCTGCTCTTTCAAGGGCGGATCGCATTTGAGCCATCTGACTTTTACGTTTAGCTATTTGCTCTTTACCCTTAATATCTGCTTCAGCTAATACAGCTATATCATCTACTATTCCAAGCTTCATCATTTCCATTAATTCTTTTAAATATGCCCATCTATTAACTGGCATTGTAGAACCTGCAATAAGCCTAACGTCAAACTTAGCAACTGAATAGTCATAAAATTTTCCAATAGCATCGCCATATTTATTATATTGAACAATATTAACCTCAACATCTCTTACATTTTGATTATTAGGTTCAACTATTCTGAATACTTTATTAGATTTATATGTTGCTTGAGCATAATCTCTAACTATCTCCCCTAAATGTTGCAATGATGGCTCTACTGAGTTCTTCATCCAAGTCTTAACCCTACGAGTACCATACTCATCATTAGCCATTAAGCCTTTAAATGTATCATGTTGAGCTTTCATATCTCCCTGCATTGAAGAGTATATACCTGCTAAATATTCCATATCTTGTTTTCCTAGCTCAACAACTCCTGCAAATGCTGTTGATATTGGAGCAGGTTGCACTATACTTGGTGCTTCAAATCCTTGTCTTACTGGAAGCAATGCACCAGGAGCAGAAGCATATCGCTCCCAATAATCTTCATCAATACTCCCCTCTTGGTAAAGATATCTCAAGGAGGAGCCTAATGATGCATTATGTATCATTAGTTGATGAGCTTTATTCAGCTCTTGTTGTTTCCCTACCAAGGGGGAGACAGCAGACATTGGAAAAGGAGTTCCTGTCCACTTATAATGTATAGGTACTATTGGGTATTCAAGTCCTGGTAACATTGCTTCGTACATGTATGTATCGCCAATTACACAAGTTAATCTTATTCTAGCTTCATAAAACTTAATAGCATCTATTAGGCTATTTTTAAGCTCACCTTTCATTAGTACTTTAAACTCTTTTTCAGATACTACATTATTTTCTACCCTACTTACAGCTTCCATTGCTTGCGATATCTTTTGTTCTCTTGTTTGCTTAATTTGCTGTTCTGTAGATCTTTCAAGTTTCTCCATCTCTAAAGTAAATCTTTCCTCTATAATACCACCTGCTTGAAGTTGTTGGTTGAGCTGCAAAATAGTTTCCTGCATTTTTACTTGCATTTCTTTTTCTATAGTCTCCATTTCCACGTCAACTTGTGCACGTATTTGACTTACCTCTTCTTGTGAAGGCTCTATACGATAAAATACATTCATATATGGTATTTTTACTTTTTCGTACATTTCATAATAATCCATCCTACGATCTTCTTCACCAAAATAATCAAATGTTTCATCTATAATATCTTTATATTGAAAATCGTTACCTTCTGCTTTCTGACTATAACTGTAATTGTCACGTTCTGTCACGCCTGCATTTTTTATTTTACTAGCATATTCTGGTAGTATTTTTTCTAAATGAGATTGTGGTATAACTTTATGCACCATTATATACGCAGCATCTCTATAAAATATATCTCTACTTTTTGGATCTACAAATACATCAAAAGGCTCAACTGTATCTACTTTAACCTCTCCAAGTCCACGATCTGCATGTGCATCAACTGAAACTTTAAAATATCCAACGCTCTTAGTTGCAGCGTCATTAATAACCTGACTAAATTTACTTTGACCGTCACTTTCATACCATATATAATCAGCTATATCTGCGTGAACATTTGCTACATCAACATCTGAGCCTTCTGCCCCTATTGCTTGCCATCTAGGCTGATTAGCTGTTACATAGAAGTTTAACATCTCTACGATAGGTATAATCCTATTTATTGTAAAAGTAGGCATACCTTGTCTTTCAAGAGAATCACTTTCCTCTTGCGTCAATTGATTGTCTAAATAAAAATCATGACCTTGCTGATTAACCTTCTCCCAACGCTGTCTACTAGCACTGTTAAGATTAATATATAAATCTCTTACTCTATCAGCTTTTGTTTTTGCTGTCTGTCTTGCCATTATATCTCCTTAATATTTACTAATGCCTACTTAGTATTTCTTTTATTAAAAATTCTATATCTTTATCATTATCATCTAATCTTTTTTCTAATTTTTCGAGAAGAACATCTTGTCTTATATCACTTGGTATTGGAGCCGACTGAAGGGCTTCAAGCTCCTCAATAGATGTAGTATTCCTGGTGGCTTCATTTTCTACAAAAGCAATCCTCGTTGTTAATTGACTATATCCCCAAACCATAGCTGATAAAAAACCCACTATTTGAATAATCATTGGTAAACTTATATTTAAACTTGTTTTATCACTTATTCTTCTATTGTCGCTCATTTCTTTTTTCCCCAACTAAAAGGATTTAAATTTAATTCAGTTTCATACCATTCCATTCTTTCTTCCATTTCCCTTACATGTTTTTCCTCTGCATCTTTTCTCTCTTGCTCATGTAATTCTATTTCTTGCATTGCTATATCCATTTTTCTTTCTAGTTCTTGTATTCTATTTTCTATCTTCCAAAAAGAATATACAACCAATGCTGTTGCTGCTAATATTTGCAATAACCATTTAAAATTAATGGTTATAGCCATAGAGTCGCCAATTACCTCTCCTTTATATGATCTCGCTCCTTTATTATCAGGCATTATGCTAATATCCAATTTTTTGGCTTATCTATCCGCCTTCTTATCCAAGTACCTGATTCTCCTTCCGAGCCATTAGGTGGATGAGCATACTTAACTGCATAGGCGAGGGCATCTATCGTGTCATCGTGTGCCATTCTTTTACCAAAGGTAAGTATCTCGTGTTGCAAGTCATAGTGAGAGTCTCGTATCCTCACCGCACCTATTGACATTCTTTGGGCTAAAACTTCTTGTATTCTATCTAATTTACTTTGCTTAGTTCCTGGCTTCTCTTCTTTAAACCTTAAACTAAAATCATTCTTTCTCCTCATCTCACTCCTTAATGCTTGAAATATAGGTTTTGACATTGATGTATCTTCAACCGTAAATAATGTTGGATTATATTTAGCATTTAATTCAAACATGTGGTCAACTATACCTTTTTTATTCTCACCAGGTATACCAAGTACTGGTAATGACCGTTTTCTTACATAATCCAATACGTATATATTAGCATTAATATCGCATGCAACTACCATAATAACACTAAAATCACTATCTCTTCTTTCAGAATCTGTAGCTGGATCAACTCCTGCAAATATGTTTACTGGAATTTTCTCTCCCTCACAGTACAAATATGGCATCTTTTCATGCTCGTCAAACTTATAAAAACCCTCCCAATGCTTAACATGTCTCATATTAAATATGGAATCTTCAGCTGACTGAACCTCCATCATATATTCTTGATAAAACTTATGTGGCTGGCCTGAATCTACATAGAACTTTTTCTTTTCATTTAACTTATCTATTGGAAACCAACTCGGCCATAAAGAATTTCCATCTGGATCTATTGCTTTATATAGCATTACTTTCCAAGAAAAATCTTTATCTTCTTTTGTAGCTTTTTCATAATTGACGATGAGATTATTAATGAAGGAATCATAATGAACAGGTGTACCATTGATCCTAAGCCTACCGTCATGAGGCTCCAAAGCAGGAGCAACAACAGCTGTAACCATGTTAGCATTTTTTGACCTAGATTCTGAAGTAAGGGTATTATTTTCATCCTCAAAGTCATCCAAGACCACAAGATCATAACGCTTGTGCAACTTAGCACCACCACGAATACCTGAGATATTAGACTTGGAAATAAGTTTACATCCATTTGAAAGCTCTATATCTGTCTCTGTCCATTTTCTTCCCTTCATATTTCCAAAATAATACTTAATCTTATCATTAAACTCTAAATGAGTCTTTACATAGTCCATATTTCCTACTGCAAGCTTCTGTGTAGCTGAAACCCATCCATAAAATAAAGGCTCAGTAGCAAAACAAAAGGATCTAAGTATATCAGCTTTTGTTATAACTGTTTTTCCATGCCCTCTAGGCATTATTATTGCTAAATTACGATATTTATGCAGATCATCATCCACTTCATCTATTACATCAGCTATTTGCTCATGAAACCATGGTGTCTCCGATCTACCAAAATCATCTGGCAAAAACAACTTACCAAACGCCAATATATCATTATTAGCTACTTTTAGCAGTTCTTCCTCTTCTTTACTGAACTTACTTATATTAATATTGGCCACTATATAACTTCGTCACCTGTAGATTGATATTCTGGTAACTCTTTTCTTTTAACATCTTTAAGTTGAGCAGGCTCAAAACCTTGAAATATACCAGCAACCTCAGTCACTTTCTTTTTATCTACAACACCAAAAGCATCCCACAACATCTTCAGGGCATTTAATCTATCGCTACCATTCTTACTGTTTAATACCTCATCTTTTGCACTTCTAATAAGTAGCTCTAAATCAATACCTAAATCTTGAAATACTTTACCTAATTCTTCTTTACTTGGATTCATCAGCTTCTCCACTCTTTCTGTTTTTAATAATAAGGCTGCACGCCTTTTAGCATAGTTCTTACTATTTGCGTCATATACCTCCATATAGGCCTTAACTGCGTCCTTCCCTTTCAATACCTTGCGTGCAAACTTAATCTCTCGCTCATTGGCCTTTTTTCGCTCTTTTATCCTGTTTGTGTTTGACTTACCACTTATATTGAACCGATCTTCTCTTTCAGCAGTATCCATAGACATGGTAATCTTATAGGTACCGACACATGTCCGTACAATCTCGCTATTGCCTAACTTCTTTCTTTCTAAAATCTGCACATAAGCATTATCATCTGCACGAACCCAATCCCCAGGATACCCGTCACGCCAATTTTTTATAGGAACAATACCCTCTGGAAGCTCAGACTCAAGGTCATAAATATGATGATCCTGACCTTTTATTACATAAGTTCTCATTTTAAGCCTTTTACAGGCCTTTTAGTTTTACGTCTTTTTTTATGTGTACGCTTTCTTTCTATCACTGGCTCATAATCTTCATGGGCCATTGCAGGTTCAACACTTAATGATATAGCTAATAACAATTCAATCATTTTTTTCTCCTTTGCTCGCTGGATACCCGTTTATCTTTTACCTTTACCTGTACCTATACCTTAGCCCCATAGAATGGGGGGAGGGGGAGGGGGAGGGAGGCCCAGGGGGGCTACCCTCCTATTTTTAGTATCCCATATTCTTTATTGTTCCCATTATGTTAGAAGCCATCATATCAGACTTCGTCTTTACTTTATCTTTATTCTTAGCTATTCTTTTAGCTGCTTTAACAGGATTCTCACCTGGATATGGTTTAGTTGCTGGCATGTATATTTCTCCGTTTATTTATGCTATAAGTTAAAGATTGTTTACAAAAGTACAAAACCTTAAAAAATTGGGATAAAATAATACGTGTGCAATAACCTAGAGGGGGCGGGGCGTCGAGGGTTTTTTGCTTTTTGGATTACGTTAACTTTGATTTTTTTCTCGTTGATTTCTCGACGATAACCATTCTATCCGTCAATCCTCGTCGATAAACCGATGACGTAAAGAAGGGGGCGAGATAAATACTTATAAGATAATAACCCTTATCCTCGTCGATACTTTCTATTTATTATTTATTATTAGTATTTTGTTTACTCGTCTGTTTACTCTATTGTTTATATGGGTATCGGTTACTATTATTGTATTCTTATATATAGTATATGTGAAATGATTGAGGCGATATCCAGCTATATTTGAGGCGTTTCTCGTCGACAAATGGGTATTAACTTGTAAGTATTTATTCCTATTATCGTCAGTAATACTATTATTTTGATTACTTTGCTATCTATTATTTATAACATTTTATTAATATTTGAGGCAATTTTGATGCTATTTTATTTTTTTTTCTCGTCCACAAATACCATTGGTTTAAATATTTCTATTGTTTTCAATGGTTTAAATGTTTTAAGTTATAGCCATCGATTTTAATGATTAAATATATTTGCTTTTTGACATAACACATACTAATCAAGTGGACAACATCATCAGAGTAATTGACGATGAGTACATACAGAAGGGAACTCCCTCAATAGATTTGATACTCATCCCTCAATAGAAAAGAGATGCTGAGCTGAATACAAGTAACACGGGCTGAAAGTTACTATCAGATAAAGGTCAGAGAATGGAATACAATTTAGGTATGTAAGGGGTTGATAGTAGGCAACAACCTATATCAAATAATGCACAGAAACGATGAATAAGGTAATCATAGACTATCTAAGAAGAGATGCACAACGAGGATAACGTCCTTAGACGAAGGGATTTTAAGAAGAGATGTTCAACGAGGATACGATAGATAATGAGTTTCTCCTACATAACCGAAGCCAAACAGAATAGTTTGAAGGGAGTTTCTGCCCGTGCTGAGTGGTTGATTCCATTGCAAGAGTATGCAAGAAGGGTACTCTGAAGAGAAGATAAGGGTGGTATGGTAGAGTTTCACGAAGGGTTCGATTCCCTTCCCACCTTCACAAAGTAACAACAAACCCAAAACAAACACGAAAGGAACACGAAATGGAATATATAATGACATCTTACGATTTAGACGAGCAATTTATCGATAATATGGCTCAAGAATACCTAGATAACGAGACATATCAAATGTCTGACGAGGAACAGAAGGGATTTGAGGAACATATTACCGAAGAGAATGAAGAGGTGCTATACGAGGCATCTGAAGATAACTTGGTTAATACCCTAGTCGATGGAATATTTGGAATGAGCAAAAAAGAATCAAAAAGTCAAAGAAGAGCAGTTAGAAAAGCTAAAATCAAAAATGCTCCTAAAGTTCAGCTATACGAAGGGAAATGGGACGAGTTAGCGAATAAATGGGGTGCTAGAAGGGGGACAAAATAATGATTTGCTATACTACAGATGCAACTGCATTAGACGAGAAACAAAGAAAGCAGTACGAGTTTAAAACTAGATATCGTCAGAATAAAACCTTGAAGAGAGCAATTCAGATTACTAACTGCTCTGCAGTACAATTTAAAATCAAAAATCAAAGGAGTAAATAAGAGATGAAACAAACAAATATGGATATAATTCAAAATAGTGTTACAGAAATGGCTTTAAGATGCATCGAACAAGAAAAAAAGATGTTTTGGGAGATGAAATGGAAGAAAAATTTGGGGGTATTTGCTCATAATCATAGTACGGGGTACATCTATCGAGGAGTAAACTGCTATCTAAGATTTATATCTCAATTAGAAGATTATAGTCATAATGCTTGGATAACATTCGACCAGCTTGTTAATAAAATGAAATTCAAAAAAGTAAGAAATGGTAAATTCTTTTGGTATATCGACAAGAA